TCTGGAACAAATCGTAGGAAACCACCGTAATTACGCGGAATTTTGGGTATTCCGTGCTTGTTAACTCGCCTGTTGATTTCAAGTGGTCTAGCGCGGTCCTTACCTGTTGAATTGTGAGGCCTGTTTCTTTTGCTAATGACTTGAGCGACGTGATAAATTGTCCTCTCTTATAAGCGTGTCCGTGCCATGATCCGTCTTTCCAATTAGCTTTCAAAAGGCAGTGAAGGAATAGGACCTTCGTGTTAACGTCCGTATACCATTCCCAATTAAGCATTTTTCGAAATAGCTTTATGTACTCCGTATCTGTGTATTCCCACATTATCCATACTCGCCTTTTTCCAATCTTTCCTTAATGTCTCTATACAGAATCTCTCGAATCAGCTTTCCGCTCGTCCCTGGGCGACAGAACAGCACATTAATCTCGTATCGCACCATCCACGCAGTGAGCGTCGCTATGAACGCATTCGGATTGAATCGGCTGCGGTAGCAGTGGCGATAGATCTTCTCCCAATCGCCGCCCTCCGTGAGCAAATAGATCTTTGCGCCGGATGCCCTCGCCCGCTCCATCTCTCGCCGGAAGCGATCACGTCCGCGAGTGAAACACGTCGCCAGTTCATCGAGGCTCATCTTCCGCTCAATGATGCAGGATGGATAGATGCGGGTCGCCGCCACGTCGTACAGGGGATTGCCCGCCGTAAGTGTGATGTTAGCGGCATAGTCTCCATAGTCGAGCGTCGCACGTTCGAGGCCGTCGCCCAGAGCGGCGAATCTCTCCGTCGCTCTGATTGACGCCTGCTCCCTTGTGTCGACAATCACACGGAATGATTCAAGGACCTGCTCGATCTCAAATCTGTCCATGTGCGGGCCTCATTAGTCAAATGGGATTTCCTCTTCGTCGTTGCTGGAAGAGAAGCCTCCGTTAACGTAGCCGTTCATGTCGCCACCAGATGCGTTCTTGGGCTGGATGAGCTTGTCATTTGGAAGCTTGCCTGCCTTGCCATTTCTGACATCATCGGCGATTGCCGTGTATCTCATGCGTGTATGATCGTAGACGTTGCCGTTCCATTCGCTCTGTTCGATGTGCATCTTTGCCCCGATCAGCTTGCCCTTGAGGGTCTTCTCATCGCCGCCGAACACGAATCCGTTATTGGAGTCTTCGAGGTCTGCAAAGAACGTATCGTAGTTGGTCACGACATAATCCGGGCAGTTGCTGTACGGAATCGTCAGCCGGAAGACCGCATCGTTCGGCCACTTTTTGTCCTCGTTCTGGTTGCGGTCATACATGGACTTATAAAAGTCCTTATATTCGCCCTCTGCGATGTCGAAGGCGATCACGATCTGGTCAAAGCCCGAGGCGGTCCTTGCTACCTTTGCGCTCAGGATCCTGATCACGTATGCTGCTTTCGGGAGCTGCTGAAAGCTCTGTCTGCGGTTGTTGCGGTTGTAGGTGGGTAATGCCATAGTTTTAATCCTCCTAATAAATGATTCTGTTGTCTCTGTGATATAATCACTTTTGGTTAATCCAATTCCGTAAACGCTCCACGATTTGTCTGTTGATGTGTCATGAAACATAAACCAATTCTGGACGATTCCGTGGTTACTACAGTAAATAGCTTCGTTGTTACTCTTTGTGACTGCCTTTGCAGAGGCGATGTCGTTCTGTTCTCGAATCCAATATTCGATGCGCCCATCCCTGTATTCTGTGTTCGCACCGACGATAATCATCAGTAATCCTCCAAAGCCTTAATCACGATCATAATGTCGTTGTCGCACTCGTCCGTCTGGAAGGCTCCTAAGGGCACTTTGCAAGTGCTCCCGTCTGCCGACAGAATGAACTTGTATTTGCCGTCCTGCCGGACCGACCAGACGACGGTCGTCATTTTGGATTCGAGGACCAGCTTCTCGAGCTTTCGTCCGTTTGTCTTAATCCTCGTCTTAACGATGCCGTTATCGTCGGAGATGGTCTCCGAGTGGCACAGGATGATGACCGTCAAATCATCACGGAGCGTCAGCGCTTTATTGATGATGTCCCATCCGTTGGAAGCAAGGTCCGTCCATGCGCTCCGCTTGTCGCCTCCCTGCATCGCCAAGATGCGCATCTCTTCCGCTACCATCATGCCGTTGATCGTGTCGATCACAAGGTATTTGATGTGACGGAAGTTCTCACCCTTGTCGACCTTCTCCATGAGGGTCTTGCAGGTCGAAAAGCTGTCGGTGGCGAAGTAGTTCTTGTTCTCCACGCTGTACTGCTTCCGCCACCCCTTCCAGTTAAGGCCTTTCTTGTCGCAGTCAATATAAAATGTCTCTTTAGGCGGGAGATTCCTCATTGCGGTTGTCTTTCCGGAACCGCTCTCTCCCATCAAACCAAGTACTTTCGCCATATCATCACCCCCTTATCTGATTCTGAGCGATTCCGTCTGTTCCAGATGTGCGATGCCTTCCAGATTCTCTCCGGCCTTGAGCGCCTCTTTGATTGCCTTCTTGTCGATCTGAGGATCCTGCGGGATAAGGAAGCGATCCGGGATGTTCTCGATATATGCCTCGTCCATCACCACTGCGGCCGGATTCTTCTGGATACCGAACGAGAAGAGCGCTGTCTTGAATTTGGTCTTGCCGGTGACTTCCATTGCATACTGGAGCGCCGTCTTCATGCACTTAATATTGTTCTCAATGGTCTGCTTCTTATTGCGGAGACGTTTCGATTCAGCGTCACAGGCGGCCGCATCGCCTTCGAGAGTGCGAATGACCTTTGCATAGCCCTCTGCCTTATCTTCCAGAGCGCCCTCGATGCCCTCGAGAGTGTCCATAAAGGCCTGTTCGTCGATGTCGGGATCTTCTGCCAGTTCAAGCAAATTCATGTAGTCGTTAGTAAGTTCGTATAATGTCATGCTTCTACCTCCTCTGTAGGTGTAACGAAGGGAAGATCCTCTTCCACATCTGCCGTCTCTTCCAGCACGCCCTTCTCGAGCATGTCGATTAGTTTGCAGACATCCCAGTAGTTATCTGAGTTGTCGCCTGCCAGTTTGTTAAGTGAATCGGAAAATGCGCGGACAATTGCGCGGAGTGTGTCGGCTTCGGTGTCGTCTACAACGTTTCCGAGAGCCTTTGCGATGCGGCGAATCTCGAACATGTTCGCCGAACGCTCTTTGATGCGATTGGATAACTCCAATGGTGTTTTGGTTTCAGACATGATATAATCCTCCTGTAAACGTTTATATGTTTCGTGGCGTCTGTGGGAACTGGTACTTCCCTGTGACGCCTATTCATTTTGTGTTAATGGCTTCTTTGCCAATCATCAGCGCAAGCCCGAGTTTTCTAGAGTCAATCTCGAATCCGTCTTCCTTTGCCGTGTCGATCGCCGTCATGACGATCGCACAGAAGGCCTTTTCGTAGGTCACTTCTTTGCCGTCTTCTTCGATCATGCTTGTAACTGCATCCGCTCCCTTTGCAAGGACTTCACACAGTTCTGCGATAATCCCAATGGCTTCGCCCTCGAAACTGACTTTTGTTACGCTGTTCTCGTCTTTGGTTTTTGTCTCTGCCTTGATCATCTTTCCTCTCTTCCCATCGCCCATGCAGTAGCGATAATTACCAACATTGCTATGACAAATGTCATCATTGCCCCCTTACTGCTGAAGATGCTGTCAATCGTTGCCCCCGCCGTCAGCCATGCCGTGAAAAACCCTATCTGCTTCATTCCGCCGCTCCTTTTCTCTCTTGTATGCCATATGGCACGCCGTAATCTTCCGCCCCAACTTGTCGCTAATCTCTCCCCATGTTCTGCCTTGTGCCCGCAGTTGGAACATTCGGTCCATCTCTTCTTTTGTCCACATGATTTCCTGCATGCGGGGTTTGAGCACTTCCGCTTCTACCAGTGAGCGCACCTTTGATGAAATGGCGCCTTTGGAAACTCCAATCTCTTTGGCAATTTGAGCAAACGTCAGGCCCTCATGATGCAGGGCAATTAACTGCTCCTCCATTTCATCCGTCCACATGGTTAATTTGCGCTTGTCGATGTGCTTCTTCTTCCTCTTCGGCTCAGGCGTCAGCTTGGCGCCGTACTCAGCAAATCTGTTTATGGTCTGCGAAATACGGACCTTACTGCATCCTGTCGCTTCGCTGATTTCCGTAGCCGTCTTGCCTTCACGTGCCAAATCCAA